TTGCTCAAAAAAAATACAAAGTTCTTGTTGAGTTAGGCACTTGGAAAGGCCATTCAATAATGTATTTAGCAAAAAAATTGAAGGAACAAAACTATGAATTTGAATTATATGGTGTTGACCTTTTTGATAATTCACAAATTCATACTAACGAAGGTAACGAATATTTGCAACCTCAAATGAAACACATTTGGGAATTGTACAATGAAAATTTAGTAAGAGCTGATGTAAGAGATGTTGTAAAAGATATCAAAAAAAATTCTTGGGAAGCCGCAAATGAATTTAGAGATGAATCAGTTGATTTTATTTTTATTGATGCTGACCACAAGTATGAGTCAGTTGTGAAAGATATTCAGGCTTGGTTACCAAAATTGAAGGTAGGTGGTGTTATGAGTGGACACGATTTCACCCAACCAACCGCAGGTGTAAAAAGAGCTGTACAAGAATTATTACCCGAATTCAAATTGGGAACTGATGAAATTTGGACTTATATTAAATAATTTATGAAAAAAGTATATTTTGCATCAACTGATTGGGCAACTAGTCAAAAGTTATTAGAAGATTATAAATACCAAACTCCAAACAATTTAGGAATTTGGGAAGACTTACAGGGAACCTCGAATATCGATGAAGCTGATATTATCATTATTCAGGATTACACCAAAGAAAAAGATAAGTTAGGTAGGTTTTCTAAGGAACAATTAATTTATTTTTCGAGGGAAGCTTTGGACAGACAGTCCATCAAAAATTATCCGGGAGACAAGTATACTCATTTTTCATATTGGAACAACACAGGATATCTATTCACTAGATGGGTTTACAGAAAACAGGGTTACGGAGGTACGAGTAAAGATTATGATGAACTGATGTCGTATCAGGAAAACTCAAAAACAAAAGGTGTTTGTTGTATTCTATCTGACAAAGAAATGTGTGAAGGGCATAGTTTGAGAAAAAATTTCGCAAAAGATTTCTTAAGTAAATCGGACTTACATTTGTATGGTGAAGTAAATTTCAGAACACATCAATTACCAGACAATGACAAATATTCAACTTTAAAAGATTACAAATACTGTTTAGGTTTTGATAATCAGGACAATATTGATAATTTTTTCGGTACACAATTTACCGATGCTTTACTAGCAGATTGTTGTCCAATTTTTTGGTGTGGAACTGATTTGTCAAAACATTTTCCTGAGGGTTCTTTCATTCAAATTGATATTAGAAAAGAAGGTGAAGTAGAAAGAGTTTTGAAACTTTTAGAAACCGATGACTTCGAAAAAAGAAAACCCGCAATAAAAGAGGCTAAAAATTTAATTCTTAATAAGTATAATATTTGGCCAACAATAAAATCTATTGTAAAATGAAAATACCCCAATTCCAACCCTTTTTAGATGATAAAGAATACCAAGCAATTAAATCTTGTTTTGACAATAATTGGATAACTGAAGGTCCAAAGTCAAAAGAGTTTATTGATAAGTTATGTAAACTCATCGGAGTTAAGCACGCTGTTTTAGCACCAAATGGTACTTTATCAATCTATATGGCTCTAAGAGCAATTGGTATTGGAAAAGGTGATGAAGTAATAGTCCCAAATTTTACCTTCATAGCTTCAGCGAACGCTGTAGAAATGTGTGGTGCAAAACCAGTTTTTGTTGATATCTGTGATGATTTACATATCGACCTAAATAAATGTGAAAAATTAGTTAACAGAAAAACCAAAGCGATTATGCCGGTTCACATTTATGGTATGGCGTGTAATATGGATGAAGTTGTAAGTTTTGCAAAAAAACACAAGTTAAAAATTGTTGAAGATGCTGCACAGGCTATTGGTATAACTTGGGATGGTAAACACGCAGGCACTTTTGGTGAAGTTGGTAGTTTTTCATTTTTTGCAGACAAAACAATCACAACAGGTGAGGGTGGTTTAGTTGTTACAAACGATGATACAATCTACGAAAAGTTACTCTTCATAAGAAATCAGGGAAGAATAGATAGAGGTAGTTTCATCCATCCTGAAATAGGTTACAATTTCAGAATGACAGATATTCAGTCTGCAATAGGACTATCACAGTTAGAAAAGTTAGATGAGATAATCCGAAGAAAAAAACACATCTTATTTACGTATAAGACAAATTTAGATTCATCCATCAAAATTATCGAACCCCCATTTCAATCAAGTCACATACCATTTAGAGTTTGTATTACTGTACCAGGTGGAGGTTATGATTTAATGGATTATATGAAAACTCAGGGAATCGAAACAAGGACTTTCTTTTATCCATTACACAAACAACCTGCTTACCAAAAACAAAAAACGTTTTTTTCCAAATTATTTAAAAAAGACAACTTTGAAGTTTCGGAAAAAATGTATCGAGAAGGTGTATGTCTACCATCATTTGTGAGTATAAGTGATGAGGAAATAAAATATATTTGTGATAAAATCAATGAGTTCTTACGAGAAAAGACTGTCGGCATATTATGATTTGTTATATTCCCAAAAAGACTATAGCAAAGAATGTGAATTAATCAAAAAATATTCACAGGGAAAAAAACTATTAGATATTGGGGCAGGTACTCTGTCTCATAGTATTATTTTGTCTAATCATTTTGATAAAATTCTCGCAACTGATTTTTCTGAATCTATGATTAATCAGGGGTTACAAAAAATTGAAAAACTCGGTATTAAAAATATAAACACTCACGTTGGACCTTTGGACAAACTAATTCTCCCCCAAAAATACTCTACTGTAATTTCGATGTTTAACGTTGTAAATCACATCACAAAACTTTCTGATTTGGTCAAATACTTTTTGGAAATCGACAAATTAATTGAGGTTGGGGGTACATTTATTTTTGACTGTTGGAATGGTGTTAATTGTATTATTGATACACCAAAAGAATATTCAAAAAAACAATTTTTCGAGGTGGGTCACACTATTTTTTCTGAAACAAAAACCACAACAGATAAAATTAATTCTATGTGTGAAATGGATACTGAAATCAAAGTATACGATGATTCAACTCTACTTGAGACAATCAATTTCAAATTAACTCATAGACTTTGGACCATAGATATACTCAAAGAAATATTAAGTGAAATAGGGTTCGAATTTATAAAAATAATACCTTACTTTGATGAAACATCTGAGGTAACTCAGAACGATTCTAGAGTTACTTTTATCCTAAAAAAAATTGAAAAATGGAACACGTATACTCTAAAGTAGACACATCAAAACTGCTTCATATTGTTTACAATTTAAATGAGGTTACAGATAGAATTGATTTAATACCCGAGGACAATTTTTTACAATGTTCAGTTGTTAGAAAAAATGCCGGTAAAAAATTTCAAACTCACAAACATATTTACAAACCTATTGAGTTTACAGAACAAATCGCTCAGGAATCCTGGTTGGTTTTTAAAGGTAAAATTAAAGTTTGGCATTACGATATTGATGATACATTAATCCACACAAAAATATTAAGTGAGGGGGATATGAATATCACTTTATTTGGGGGTCATACTTTTGAAATTCTCGAGGATGATACAATCATTTGTGAACAAAAAAATGGTCCTTATTTTGGGCAAGTTTTAGACAAAAAATTTATAGAATAAAATGGAAAGATTACAAGAAATATATAAAATAATTTATGGTAACGAGGGGTACAACTACAATTATTTACCAAAAGTTAAAATGTGTCAAGATACTGACTACATACCAAAAGTAGAAAATGCGGGAGCTGTTATTGAAGTTAATGGTGATAAGTGTATTGTTATGCACAACGGTATATTAGTATATGATGGTTCATATCACGGACAATGGATGACTGATGTCATAAATTATCTTAAAGGTCACCACGAACCACAAGAAGAAAAGGTTTTTTATGAAGTATTGAATTTAATCCCTGAAAATTCAACTATGGTAGAATGTGGTAGTTTTTGGTCATATTATTCCCTTTGGTTTCACAAAGAAATTAAAGGAGCTAAAAACATTATGATTGAACCAAATCCATATAAATGTGAATTGGGCGGTTTAAATTTCAAACTTAATAATTTTCAGGGAACTTTTATTAATGGGTGTATCGGAGATTCATATAAAGAAAAAACTGATTTTCAAGATTGGGATGGTAGAGGCTATGAAATACCAAGAATTTCTATCGATTGGTTGATGGAAAATCAAAAACTATCTAAAATAGAGGTTTTACACGCGGACATACAAAATGCAGAACATCAATTGTTAGATGGAGCTGAAAAAAGTTTCAAAGAAAATAAAATTGATTTTTTGTTTTTAGGTACTCACTCACCAAACAATCCATTTATAAAAAAAATAGAATCTTTTGGATATAAAATAATTTGTTCTTTTGAAATTGAACAATCTTATTTTGATGATGGTTTAATCTTGGCTTGTTCAGAAAGTATATACAATAATTTAGAATTGAATAAGTTTACAGTATCAAAAAAAGGATGATGGGAAGAAAAGCATTTATAACAGGTATTAACGGACAAGATGGTAGTTACTTAGCTGAACATCTATTGTCTTTAGGTTATGAAGTTCACGGAATGGTAAGACGTAACTCTATGTCAGAACATCAAGACGCAAGAGTATTACACATCGCCAATGATATTATGACTCACTACGGAGACTTACTTGATGAAAGTTCAATTGACAGAATTCTTTCTCAAGTAAAACCTGATGAAATCTATAATATAGGTGCACAAAGTCACGTGAGAATAAGTTTTGATATACCCCAATTTACAGTTAAAACGAATGCCTTGGGTGTACTCAATATGTTAGAGTCTTACAGAAGAATTGTTCCCGAAGCAAAATTTTATCAGGCATCATCATCTGAAATGTTTGGAAATTCTGTAGATGAAGATGGTTTTCAGAGGGAGTCCACACCAATGCATCCAGTGTCACCTTATGGTTGTTCTAAATTATTTGGTTACTCAATTGTAAGGAATTACAGGAAAGCATATAAATTACACGCGACTAATGGTATTCTTTTTAATCACGAATCACCAAGACGAGGTTCAAATTTTGTAACAAACAAAGTTGTTAAAACAGCAGTACAAATTAAACTTGGTATGAAAGACAAATTAGAGTTGGGTAACTTAGACTCATATAGAGATTGGGGTCATTCAAAAGATTATGTAAAAGCAATGCACAAAATTATTAATCACGAAATTGCTGATGATTTTGTAGTATCAACTATGAAAACCCACTCAGTCAGGGATATGACAAAATATGTTTTCGATTCTTTGGGTTTAAATTACAAAGATTTTGTGGTTCAAAACGAAATTTTTATACGACCCGAAGAGTTAAAATATTTGAAAGGAGACTCTACCAAAACAAGAACAACCTTGGATTGGAAACCTGAATATACTTTTGAATCAATGTTAGATGAAATGGTTGAACATTGGTATAACTACTTTAAAAAATAATAATGAGAAAAAGACAAAATAATTCTCCAACACCAACTCCAAGTGGTGAGGACTTTTATAAATCAAAAAAAGAACTGATTTCATCAATAATAAAAAAGAAAACAAAAGAAAAATTTCTTAGTGAAAGTCAAAGAATTTATTACGACAAATTAACTAAAAGTGAAATAACAATTTGTTCTGGTCCTGCCGGTGTTGGTAAATCTTACATTGCTATGAAAGCTGCAATCGATTTATTAGCAGACCCATCAACTCCCTACGAAAAACTAATCATTGTAAGACCAGCAGTAGAAGCTGAAGAAAAATTAGGTTCTTTACCAGGAAATGTTGAGGAAAAATTGGACCCATATATTTTTCCTTCTTATTATCTTTTGAATAAAATTATTGGAAAAGAAACTAGAGAAAAATTGAAAGAATTGGAAGTCATTGAAGTTTTTGCATTAGCATATATGAGAGGTATGAATATTGATAATTCAATTTTGATTTTTGAAGAAGCACAAAACTCAACACCTAACCAAATGAAATTATTACTGACTCGTATTGGTTTTAATTCAAAGTTTTTAATCTCAGGAGACTTAGAACAAACTGACAGATACAAAGACAAAACGCATTCAGGTTTATGGGATGCAATCAAAAGATTTAGCGATATGGAAAGTATTGAAACTCACGAGTTTAAACACACTGATGTTGTTAGAAACCCATTAATTACAAAAATTCTTAAAAAATACGAAGACTAATGAAAATTGGTATTGAAGTTAATGGAGTCCTTAGAGATACATTGTCCAAAATTGAACAGGTGTACTCTAAGTTTTATTTGGAAAACCCTTTGATTTCTAATGAAGAAAAAGAACAATACAAAATACTATCTCCAATAGAATCTTTAGACATTTCTAAACATTTAAAATTTAAAGATGAGGATGAATTATACCAATTTTTATATACAGAACATTGTATGGAAATTTTTGGTCACGCACCATCAACCGAAATGTCAACATTTAAAGATTTATTTGATTTTTATTTAGAAAATAGGGATAAACACGAAATATTAATAGTTTCAGATGAAATTGGTAAATCAAAACCTGCAACACTATTCTTCCTTTCAAAGTTTGGATGTCAAATAGAAAAAGTAAAATTTTACTCTCAAATAACAATAAATTCAATGTGGAGTGAAGTTGACGTTTTACTTACAGCAAATCCTGATTTATTATTAAATTATCCTGAAGATAAAAAAATTATAAAATTTAATTCAACTTACAACAAAGATATTAAAACAGAACTTTCTGTAAGTTTTATTAAACAATTAAACGAAGTTATAAATAAATTATGATACAAGTTCTTGGAGAAAATTATTACGTTGATTTGGATGAAATCGAAAATTACATTGATACTGTTGGAGATGAAAGTTTAAATATTTCAGGAACTTCAGAACAAAGAGTCAATGTAGTAAAATATGAATTAATAAAACTTATGCTGGACGTTGTTTTTACTGAGACTGAATTAGGTGATGAAAAATTAGGATTTAAAGGAACAAATAACACGAGTGTTCCCTTTAAACTCGCATTCAACACACTTCTAAATAAAAAATTAATTAAACACTATTGATATGGAAGACCCACAAATAGAAAAAGTAAGAAAATCTATTGAAAATCTTAGAAATAAATCTTCGAGGATTTATTTCTTTGTACACGACACTAAAGGAAATGCTAAAGCCTCAATCAAATACATTTATGATATGGCATTAATTCTTCGTAAAGAAGGATATAATACTATTATTCTTCACGAAAAAAAGGAATATGACGGTGTATCAAATTGGTTGGGTGAAGAGTATATGGTTGAGTTACCTCACAACTATATTGAAAATTCAAACATAGAAATTTCGCCTGAAGATTTTCTTGTTCTACCAGAAATTTTTGGTTTTGTAATGGAACAAGTAAAAAATCTACCCTGTGGAAAAATTATTTTGTGTCAAGGTTATTCGTATATGTTAGAAACTTTGCAACCAGGTCAAACTTGGAACCAATTTGGTTTCTTGAAATGTATCACTACAAGTGAAACACAAAAAGAACACGTTCAAAAAATTATGAGGAGTCAGTCATTCGACATTTTGGAACCTTTTATTGAAGATTATTTCAAAAAATCTGATAAATTACCTATGCCAATCATAGGTGTACACTCTAGAGAACAGGTTGACACAATTAATTTAATAAAAACATTTTATTTAAGATTCCCTCAATTCAGATGGTTTACATTCCGAGACCTTCGTGGACTGTCACAACAAGAATTTGCCAAAGCAATATCTGAGTGTTTCTTGTCTGTTTGGATTGATAGAACAAGTTCTTATGGAACCTTTCCCTTGGAAAGTATGAAGTGTGGAGTTCCTGTAATTGGAATAACACCAAACCTAAAACCAGAGTGGATGACAGAAGACAACGGTGTTTGGGTTAACAATGAAATTATTTTACCTGAATTGATTGCAGATTGGGCACAACATTGGTTGGAAGATAATTTATCACCTGAAATCCATAGTAACATAGAAAAAACTATTAAAAATTTACCAACTAAAGAACAATTTAAAAATAAAACCCTAGAACTATTTAGCTCTTACATCAATTCTAGAGCTGAATCTATGGAAGAACAATTATTAAAATTTAGCGAATAATATGGAAAAAAATATAAATTTATCAGTAATCTTACCAATAAAATCTGCAGTAGTTCCTAACTTTGAAGACTATTTCAGTAGAGCAATTCAATCACTAAAATTACAATCCGTAGGTTTTACAGAACTAGTAATTGTTGCAACTCAAGAAGAAAAATTACAAAATTTGTTGGAAACTTATGACTTTGGAGATATTGTTGTAAAAAAGTTAGTTTGGGATAAAGAACCAAACTATTCAGACCAAATTAATTATGGTGCTCAAAATGCTGCAGGGGAATGGATTTCATTTTTTGAATTTGACGATGAGTATGCGTCAATTTGGTTCAAAAACGTTTTACAATACGTTGAAAAAAATCCAAGTGTTGATTCATTTTTACCTATTGTAGTAGATGTAGATGACAAAGGTGTTTTTGCGGGATTTACAAATGAAGCAGTTTTTGCCGCAAACTTTACTCAAGAAATGGGTTTCCTTACAAATGATATTCTTCAGGATTATCAAAACTTTCAAACAGCTGGTATGGTAATCAGAAAATCTACATTCGAAGATTTTGGTGGATTTAAATCATCAATAAAACTTACTTTTGTTTATGAATTTTTATTAAGATTAACGTACAACTCTGTACAAATTATGACAATACCAAGACTTGGATACAAACATATGAATTTAAGAGAAGGTTCAATTTTTTGGAATTACAAATTCGGTAATGATAAGATGGTTGGAGATGAAGTTACATTTTGGGTTCAGACGGCAAGAAAAGAATATTTTTTCACAAATGACAGAGCCATAAAGTATGAGAGTGAAAGTGCTTAATGTTAGAATCATTAACAGCCACTACTCAAGAAACTCTTCAGAAAAAAAGGGGTCGGAAAGCGACTGCAACACCAACAAATTACTTTGATGTAAGAGAGGAAGAAGCTGTAAAAATGTTTTTATTAGCTGAAACCCAAGAAGAAAAAAATAAGGTTTACAATGAATTCCTAAGATTTCCGTTGGATAAAATGATTTCTTCGATAATAAGAAGATACAAACTTTATAGGAAAGATATGGATTTTAGAGAAATCCATAATGATACACATTCTTTCTTGATGACAAAAGTTGATAAGTTTCAACCAGCAAAAAATAAGAAAGCATATTCTTACTTTGGTACAATTTGTAAAAATTATTTGATGGGTCAAATAATTAAGGACCAAAAAGAAACTAATAGGAAAGTATCTTACGAAGATATTTCTTCTTCATTAGAAGAAAGACCTGATATGATATATACTATTGATGCTGACATAGTTGAAACAGAGGTGGTAATTATTTCTTATTTGGATGAACTAAAATCTTATATTGACAATGAAAACTTGAGTACAAGTGAGGTCAAATTAGGATATGCATTAATAGACTTATTTGAAAATTATGAAACTATATTCTCAGGTAATGACAACAATAAATTTAATAAAAATATTGTTCTATTGTCTCTAAGGGAAATGACTAATTTATCAACAAAAGAAATTAGGAACTCTATGAAAAAATTCAAAAAACTATATTTGATGGTCCAAACTAAAATAAAAGAGTAAAAAAACTATTTATAGATATGCCAAGACCACAAAGAAAAGTTATTGATTTAACAAAGGAATCACTACTTTCATTGATGCAAGAAATTTATAATGAAATAGTTGAACAACGAAATACCGCCATAAGGATTCAAAACAAATTGATTCCTATGATGAGAGAGCCTCAAGATATGAAAGAAATCGGGCCAGTTTTAGAAAAACAACAAAGAATTATAAATGAATGTGTTGAGAAAAAACTTTCTCTGTCAAAACTACAGGCAAGTATATGGGAAAAATCTAATTCTAACCAAGAATCATTTACTCTATTAGATTTGGATGATGATTTGTTACGTACTTTAATTGACAAAGACGCTGAAATTGTTGAAGAACCAACCTATAAAATGAAATAATATGCCTTTCGGAGTATCAGATAGTTCTTCAGATGTATCAGGCGGATATAAAGACATACAGTCTAAAATATCAGCCTTTCAATCTTATGTTGCAGTATCTGAGGCAACAAAAAATCAAACGAAATCGGCAGCTGATTCAGATGCAAGGGGTGCGGGCGAATATTCAAAACAACTCTCATCAATTGCGAAAGACCAAAAATCTTTCCAAAGAAATATACCCACAAGTTACGAACAACTTTTAAACTTAATTCAAAAAACCGGTGGACAATCGAATGCTAATGGTACAGATACTGTTAAATTTTTAAGAAAATTACTTCTGAATACCGCTATTCAGATGAAACCTTATGTTGCTAAAGTAGTAAAAGAAGAAGCTTTTAAAGCCTTGAATTGTTCAATACAACAAGCATATAAAGCTTTTCCTTCATATCAAATTAATGCTATTCAGGGTATGTCAAATCTACCTACAAACCAAACTATAATGGTAAGAGTGGAAGATATTGATTTGTTTCAAAATTTGAAAATTAACCCGAATTCTTTAATAGGTAAAGTTTATTATGATACATCAGGAATTACTGCAGTTTCTTTATACAAAAATTACGGTGATAAGAAAGATAGTTTTCCAATGAATTACGAACTTTGGGATAGAACTCAAAATAAAAATAGGTCTTTTTTTCAAGATTATAGTTTACCTTACCAAGGGATTTCGAAAACAAGAATTTTTGATTTTCAATTTATAGGTCAAGCAACACCACTTTTTTCTACAGGAAACTTTTTTCAAGTTGCTTTATTAGATAGAGAACAAGTTCCACCTCCACCAACACCCACACAAACCCCAACACCAAGTATTACACCATCTCCTACACCATTACCAAGTTCTACACCATCAACTACACCCTCTAAATCAAAATCAGGACCTTTAATTAATTTAGACCCATTTATTTATTCTGCAAACACAATTGTAAAATCAATTGGTGACTATTATGATAGTATTGAAATACTTGACACAAAAGCTATGTTCGGTACACTATTAAATTTACTAACAGGTGCGTTTTCAGCACCCTTGTCAATAAGTCAAATTGAAAATGAAAGTTCATTTGCATTAATTTTAAATAGAATTTTTGGTTTATGTGAATCAGGTGAAAAAGAAATTGATGTTTCAGGTACTGCAAAAGTATCGCCATACGATAACGTAGATGATAGTTTTTTTGACCTTAACGAGGCTGACAGGAGAAATTTAGACCAATCTGTTAATAACGCTAAAAAAGGTGTGGTTCAATATGTAGAATGTAATAATGTTGAGTTACCAATTAACCGTCAGGAAATTATTGAATCATTAACGGGTATAACTAATGACACACCAGCAGAAACACAGGTTGAAATAGTTGAAAATTTACTTGATTCTATTCCACAGAATTGGGACAAGTTATTTCCTGGTATAGGTTGGGAAAACCCTTGGAACAAAGATGTTTTAAATAAAATTCCTACAGCTATGGCAATGTCTCTTTTCGCATCCCCAAAAGTTTTGTTTCCAATTTTTATGTTCAAATCTTTTTTAGAAAACCAAGTTTTTGGATTAGCCAATCAACTTATTATAAGTGGAAATAGTATTATAAACATTGTAAATAGTGGTATAACTTCAGGTAATAGTATTAATAATATTGCCAATCAAATAATGAATAGTGGTATTGATTTTATCCGTAAATTTAAAAAGTTCGTCTTTGGTATTGTTGCTAAAATATCCGAAAAATTCTTAGAGGTTTTATTTGAAACACTTAAGAAAAATCTGTTACAAATAATCAAATTAATTTTACAAGACATTTATAAAACAACTAAAGATAGAAGATTTCTTATCATCAAAACTTTAATTGAAGTTGGTGAATTTGTGATTCAAACCGCGGTTGCTTATAGAGAATGTAAATCACTTGTAAGTGCAATACAAAAAATACTCAAATTAATAACTAAACAACTACCAGGGTTACCAGGAATAAATAAATCCTTGTTAGCATTTGCAGATGTTTTACCAGGATTTTCACCTGAAAGGGCAACTATAAATGCTACAGAAATTTTACAAGGTTTAGGAGTACCCACGGGACCAATGCCCGATGGTTCCCCAAATGAAATGATTTTCTATCAAATAGCAACACAAAAGGGAATGAGTATTGAAGATGCTCAAAGCGGGGTTATTGATATCGGAATCAGCGCCTTAACCGGATTACCAATAGGAAAAGCACGATGACAAAAGAAGAATTTGATTTAATAGTAGAGTCTTGTAAAAATGTGAATAAATTACAGAATACTATTTTGGAGTCTAGTATGGACTCTTTAGTGGAAGAATTTGAAAAAACTAAAAATTTGATTATTGGTCTTACTCATCATTTAGACAAAACTGAAGAAGTTTATAATTTATTTTTAAAAGAACACAAAAAACGTAATGGCTAGAATATGGTTTTATGGAAAAGTACTGAACAATCAAGACCCTTTAAATCTTGGTCGTGTTCGTGCCCAAGTATTATCTACTGATTCGCAAGCCGTAAGTCAGTCTGTTGAAAATTTCAACCCCTTAACTGATTCTTGGACCGAAAAAGACCCATTCGTTTTCAACAGTTTTTTACCTCTTTACATCTATGCTGTACCAAAGGAAGAAGAGCTTGTTCAAATTTACTACCACGACGACGCCACTAGTAACTTCCTAAATGCGTACTACATACAAGGACCATTCTCAAGAGTTCAAAATATAGTTTTAGAAAATTATCTTCAATCACAAAGATTAGGTGATATTCAAGGTCTAAGACAAAAATCTGCACAATTCATAAAAAACCCTGATGGTACTTATAAAAATTCTGACCCTGAAGGTGTATTTCCAGACCCTGGCGATATCTCAATTATGGGTAGGGGTACAACAGACTTAGTTTTAAAAGAAAATGAAGTTCTTTTACGAGCCGGAAAGTATCAAGCAAATTTGATGGGTAATACTGACCCCGTTGGTAATCCAAATCGAGCTTTTTTACAACTTTCTAAATTTGATTATACAAGAACAGTCCAACCTAATAAAACTGTTTTTGACGTAAAAACGAATAATCCACAAGTTAAGTTTTTAATTGAGTGGCACATTAACAATCCCGAAAATCAATTCCAAATTTTTAACGGTAATTGTACTTTGTACAGATTAATACCTAACCCACAGACATTATCAAATGCCTTTCTTAATGATGTCACAAATAATGTTGAGTTATATAAAAGAATTGTTGCACAAGAAATTTTTACGACATCAGGAATTACAGAAACAATTGATTTTATAAACTTATTTATAAAGACTTGTAATTCGAAACAAAAAACTAAAAATGGTACAAAACTTTTTAATTCTTTGGAAGAAAGGTTTCCAATTTTTTTTAGACCTACGGTCAGTAATTACAACTTTTTACAATCGGACAATCAACAAACCAAAGATAATCTTACGTCAATTTTTCAAAAAATTAAACTAAACAATAATGATGAAAAAGGGGGTTATGGTTTGATTTATGAAAATGGGAAAGTTGGTAAACCTATCGAAATATTAAGAAGAATTTTTAATCAGGTCAAAACAAATGCCGTCCCAACCACTTATGCCACTTTAGTTGCAAACAGAACATATCTTTTGTCACAAAATTCTCAAATACCTGGTAAAGAAAAAATTAATTTCAGAAATAATCTTTATGGTATTACAGAGCCACAATTTAATGAAATTATACTACCTCGAACTTCAAGTATGGTTAGAGGTGAAGAGTTAATGCAACTTATTGATTACATAGTAAGGTTTTTGATTTCCCATACACATAATTATCCTGGTAAAAGTACAAATCCTGTTGCTGTAGGTGGTGGCACCAATGTAGAAGAACTTACAACATTACTAAACGAGGCATATGATAAAGTATTGAACCAAAATATTCGTTTGAATTGATATTTATAAAAGAAAAACAATTCTGATGTCTATATTAAGGTCATATTATTCAAAGAATAATACAATTATTTCGAATTTATACACAAACACGGCTAGAAATCCTGTGGTTGAACTTAATTTTGGATTTTCTGAGTTGATAGTCCCAAACTATGGATTTACACGATTTATATTCGATTTAGATTTAATTTATTTACAAGAACAAATTGCAAGTGGGGTCATTTCAACAGGTTGTACAAGTGCAATGACCCACACACTCAATATGGTCAATACTTCGTCTTTTGAAGATGATTTGATAAATACTAATATGTCAAACGGCAGAAAAAGAGCTGCGTCATTTGATTTAATTCTTTTTAGAATACCTAAATTTTCAGGTACAACAGGTTCACCACAAACTTGGGATGAGGGGGTTGGTTACGATTATAACCCATATGGATTAACATCTAACGGAATTTCAGGAGGTTTGACTGCAATACAACAATACAATGACGCAGCATTTTCAACAAGACCCTCCAACTGGTACCAAACAACCACGGTATCAAATTGGTCAACACCTGGTATCTACGACAATACAAACAGTTTAACAGGAATTACAGGACTTAATTATTCCGCACTAACAATTGTTGATACACAACATTTTGAATTAGGTAATGAGGATATTAATTTTGATATGTCAAACGAAATTAATAGTATTTTGGATGGTTCTTTGACCGGTGTGACAGGATGGGGTATCGCATACAAACCTGATATAGAATTAATAACAGGTCTGACTGAGAGTTATAGTGTTGGATTCTTTTCACAATATACACAGACATTCTATCAACCATACCTACAAACAACTTATGATGATTTAATTCAGGATGACAGAAATGTATTCTTGAAAAATCAAACTAACAAACTGTATTTATACATTTACCAAGATGGAGATTTTGTAAATTTGGATAATCTCCCAACTGTTAACATTGAAGATGCAAATGGTGATTTAATGTCAGGCGCAACCGGACTAACAACTTGTTTAGTCACAAAAGGTGTTTATGAAGTTACAGTACCAAACGCTTTTACAGGTTCACCGACACCTTGTGTTTATTACGATGTTTGGTCAAATTTAAATATAAATGGTCAAGCCATACCTGATGTCACAAATCAATTTGTATTGCAACCTTACACCGCAGGAATCCAAATTGGGACACAATCTCAGGAACCATCCAAGTTCGGATTTAATTATTATGGTATTTTACAAAACGAACAGATTCTTAATACCGAAATTAGAAAAATTGGGGTCAATGTAAAAAAACAATGGTCATCACAAATTCAACTTACTGATATCAAATTATATTACAGAGTTTATGTTATGGAAGGGACTACCGAAGTTCAAGTACAGGATTGGACTCGAGTTAACAGAACTCCAAATGAATATTACTTCATATTCGATATGAGAGATAAAATTCCAAATGAATATTTTGTTGATTTGAAAGTAGACACAAGTGGAGAGAAGGATATTTATAAGGAAACATTACAATTTTCAATCGTAAACAAAAAATGAGAGTAGTTAAAATTACAGAAACTGAATTAGCAAAATTAGTTGTTAAAGTCCTAAGTGAAGACCACGAGGGAAGAAATAATAGATATATGTTTTTTCAAAATTTGGAACAAATGAAAAGACAATGTGATTTATTACTTAACTTAGATGAACATACTGTATCACAAATTTTAGATGATGGTCACGATTGGGCTGACGACCACGTAAGTGAAGCAAAAAATAATTTAGACCAAGTCTTTGATTTTATGATGAATGAAATTCACGGTGATGATATCAGAACTATGGACGTTGACATTGAAGTAATGGAAGAAGGAAAAAAAAAGACTGGTAGTAAGCTATGTGCGCGTGGTAAATCCGCAGCAAAGGCAAAATTTGATGTATATCCCTCAGCATACGCTAACGGATATGCAGTACAAGTTTGTAAAGGAAGAATGCCAGGTTTAGATGGTAAAAAACGTTGTTCAGGTTTATATTGCTAGTTGTCATATTCAAATTTAGTTCTATATTTGTGGGTATTAACCCCCATTTATGAATTTGTTACTACACAAACTAAAAAGATTTGTTCAAAAATCTACAATTAAAGTAATTCGTTTGAGTACCCCCACTCAAGAGAAATCTGAATACGAACGAGACGCTGTTAACATCTGCACAAAATTAATACTCAAGTCTGATTCTACACTTCTTTTAACCCCCATCTCAGGTAAACGTTATATTAAAAATGACGAGTTAGGTATCTCAGTAATTTTGGAAGGTCGACATATCAAAGTAATCAATCACATTTATTCATACACAGTTTTTCTCGAAGATAAATCTTGGGAAAAAGTTGTTAAAACATTTGATTATGAAGTTGAATGTAGACGAGAAATTTTCGAAAAAGAAATAACTGAAAATATCAAACACTCATTACAAACAATTTATAAAAACATCGTATGAAAATTTTCAAACAATTATTTTGGTTTGGTTTAGTGTTTTACATTTTTGTAGCACTTTTCATAGGATTAGTAACTGTCAACCTGTATTCACTACTAACAGATAAAATTTCTGTTAAGAAAAGAACAACAGAAATTAAATCCGAATACGTTGACGATTGTACAAATTTAGATACTCAGACCAAAAAAGTAATCTATGATACAGTTTTTGTAGAAAAGGCCAAACCCAAACCTGTCGAAAATAATTTGAAAATCCAAACCCGTGATACAGTAAGGGATACCACGGTTATTAAAACTAACGATTCGACAAAGACTCTTTAAGAACTCTTAATATTGTATCTTTAATACTTTCATTCTTTTTCTTAGGTTTGTAAGAAACCATAGTTGGTTTGTTTCCTTTACCTACTTTAGGTTCTTTTTTTTCTTCTCTTCTCTTTTGTGCGCAAGCGGCTTTTTTCTGAGAGTCAGACATCTTTGATGCAACACCTGCAGCCCTACATTTAGGATATCCTTTACTGTCTGCATCAGGTCTTCCGCAAGGAGGATGCCCACCACCCTCTTTTTTTCTACATATATTAACCCAAGGACCCGAGGGTTGTTTACTTCCTTTAGGTTTTTTCTTTTTACCAAACCAAACAGCCAAGTCTTCTTTCATTATCTGTTCTAAAACAGCTTCATCGATTTGTTTTTTTTCCATAATTTACTATATTAATAAATATTCTTATGAACGAAAACGACAATATTGAAAACCAACCCAACAATGAACCAATAGGTCAACTATTCGGTTCTGTTTTTTATTACAGTACTGAACATTTGGATGATTTAATTGATAGTATACAAGAAGAACAAGCATTACTTATGATGAAATTAGCTTGTGAAAAAGCCTTATTTTCTGGTGTTTATTCTCTTGAAGAAACAGAAATTCTGTTGAAATCTTTACGTAAAACACATAAGGTTAAAATTTAATAACTTTATGTTTTTATAAATCAAAGTATATAAAATAAAAAAGGGGACCAATGGTCCCCTTTCTATTTAATAAGAGATAGATTATCTCAATTCTCTCAAGTCGAATGTTCTTACACCATCAACTGTAATTCTACCGTAGAAACGGTTATTTACCACCTTCTTAGCGTATCTTGTCATAATACCCTTGATTGGTGTGAAGTTGAATGGATTGTACATTGTAGGAGTTAATTGTAGAGGTACATACGGTGCGTAAATGTAACCTGTATCAAGTAACGATGTTCCTTTGTGACCTAACAACACTTGGTTTGCAGGGAAGTAAGGGTCACGGTAAACCTGATATCTACCAGCCAATGTTCCAACTCTCTCGATACCCATATTGTATTGGTCTTGCTCAGGAGCTGCATTTGAAACGTGGAAGTATTCCAAGTCATCAAAGATAGCAGATACCTCAGAAGATACTACAATCCAGTTAGCTCCACCTCTAAGTGTAGACTTGTGGATTTGAGCTGAGATTTGGTTGATTGCTGTGATAAGAGTTTGGTTCCAGTCCTTCTGTGTGTAAGGAACTGCGTTTGAACCTAATCTCTTCCATCCGTTGTAATCCCAACGTAAGTTCCAAGCTGCCGCTTTTCTTAAGTCTCTTAAGATTTCACGGTCGATTTCAGCTGCCACTTGCTCAGACAACAAAGCTGTTAATTCAGCCTCAGCGTCGATGTTGTGGAATGCTGCAACGTCTTGAGCCATTTCAGGAGACCATTGAGCTCTAAGTTTTCTTTCTGTTACAGATACAGTAACTGACTGTAGGTCAAAAGAAACTTCACCAATTTTATCTTCGAATTCAAGATTCTTGTAGATTCTGTACGTAGTTATGAATGCAGTGTTAATACCTGTGTTAGATGAGAAGGTAGACCCTGTGTAACCGTCAATTGTATTAGCACCTACTTCAGCAGGAGTTTGTAAATCAACTTCCAAGTAAATTTTACCTTCAGCGTCACATACATCGTAGTAAGTACCACCATCAGTCAATGACTGTGGGAATGCTAATGTTTCGTTTTGACCATACTGAACAATACCTTTACCATATCTTTGAGTTACAACTCTAAATAGGTAATTGTTGTTTACATTCGCAGATGTAGTTGTATTTCCTGCAACACCTCTGATAGTTAAATCTGCTAAGAATTCTTCGGTATCCATAGGTTGACCGTTAGGACCGATAAGTTTACCAGCACCAGTAGACGCAAAACCTGACATAACCAAAAGAACTTTTCTGTAGTCATTTAAAGCGTAACCTGACACCGCTAACAAATCACCAACCCAAACAACTGTAGAGTTGTTGCCAGTGATTGCTGAGAACTGTCCTTTAGAATAGTCGTAAAGACCTGGTGGGTCTAAAGCTGGTTCGTTACCTTCGTAGAATCTATCGTAAAGGTCTTTTTGAGTGTTGTAGTCGTAACCACTGTTTGGTGTTTGACCTGCAGCAGCATTAGGTGAACCGTAAGGAGCCCAGTGCTCGTTAAGGCCAGCACCTGTGTATGACTGAATGTTTGGTACAAAGTAGAACAACTTACCGATAGGAAGGTTCATAGCTTGTACAGAAACGATATCATTAGCCAAAAGTTTAGAGAAAACTCTACGTACGATTGGAAACACAACAGTTTCGAAAGAACCTGAGTCAGCGGTAGACGCAGCTTCGTTAATGAGGTATGATGCTTGGTTTTCATATAACTGAGCAACGTTCTCTTTTAGGTGGCCTTTTAAGCCTTCTAGGAAACCTAATTTTTCCCATTTGTTAATAGTATCTTCTTTGATAACTTTAAGGTGCTTAAGACCAATGTTACCAACAAGACCTGATTCTAATAATGCTCCCATTTTAGTATTAAATTTTGTTTTTTTTAGTTTATTTATTTTTTAGAGTTTTGACATTAAATCTTTAATTCTTAAGAATTGTGGATTTTCATAAGCTCTAGATTCGATTAAACTTGTTGAAGAACCTGAACTTGCTTGGTTGTTGATTTTTCTTTCAACACTTTCATTAAGTCCTTGTGTCTCTACTTTTGAAAGGTCATCTTTCATTGTTTTGTAGAGTTGTTTTGATTCTTTTAAAGTTTCTGCTGAGTCGAATCTTCTAAGAATGTTTATTTTTTCTTTCTTTGTAGTAGAGTGTTCAGTAAACAAACGAGTAGCGTAAGCTAAGTTTGAATTAAAAACAGCAACTTCGTTCAATTTTTCTCTGAAAATATTTAACGCTTTTCTGTATTCTTCATTCTTTTCTCTAAGCATTTTCATCTCTGCGTTGATAGACTCAACTTTTACACCATTGTCTGTATAATTGTAATTACGATTATTTGTAACACCTTTTCTCAAACCCCTACCTTCTTTTGAACCAAATCCATAAGTTCTAGCAGCTTCTTTAGTTTCCTTTTTTTCGTAATCTTTGTAGTGTCCTTTTTCTTCACCAGCTTTCTTTTCAACACCGTCTACATTCTTACGTCTGTATTCGTGTTTCTTAGAACCATAGTCCTCTTCCATTTCACCCTCTTTGAATTCGAATTTAGCTTTACCAGTACCCATTTTAGTTGGTCCTTGTTTTTTGTGGTCGTCGAAGCCCTTTTTAGGTAATGATTTACCATATTTAAATTTAGGACTTCCCATCCCAACGCCTTTAGGTTTTACAGTCATTTTTGCCTCTTCGAGATTGTAGTCTTCAGAACCTTCTTCCATTTCGTCATAAGATTCCTCCATTTCCATACCCTCGTGTGAACTTTCTTCCATTTCATCGTCATCCTCATCCATTACGATTTCATACATAATGTCATCTTCTTCCATTTCTTCTTCCGTTTCATCTTCATTGTATTCGCCTTCAGCGTACAATGCGTCTAAAACAGCCTCAAGGTCTGTATCCTTTTCATCCAAATAAGATTCCCCCATTTCCTTTTCCATTTCTTCTAATTCATCTTCCTCCTCTTCATTCATTTTGACGAGGTATTCAACATCTTCATCGGTATCTTTTATGTGAACATCATTACCGTCTTTTTTAACGATAATTCCATCCTCATCACCCATACGTTTGAAAATTGCCAAGATTTCTTCATCAGAAGCATCTGTCAAATCAATAGTTTCATCTTCATCTTCAAAATCCATATCATCGATATCATCCATTTCATCCGAATCCATTTCTAGTTCATCAGCATCAACATCCATTGAGTCGTCATCGACATCAACATCTGTCATTGCATCAAGCTCAATCTCATCTTGTTCAGATAGAGACTCTTTTACCAACTGACTGATTTCTTCCTTCATAGTTGAAGCAAGTATTCCTTTTGCGTTTTCGGCTATAACATTCTCCACATTTCTCATTTGGAGTAAAGCCTCTTCTACTAAATCTTTTTGCGACATAGAATTTTTTTACTATAAATACTGCACAAACAACAAAAAATTACATTTGTTGAACTACAAATTTTTATAGCAAAAAAAAAGAGGAGTAAAAACTCCCCTTTTTTATTGAATTACTTCGTCAATTTTACTTTCAACAATTGCTGTTATTCTCCATTCGTGTTGAAAACCGCGATATTTTTCTGTTACCTTAGATTCGACATCCGTAGGTGAGTAACCTTTAACAAGTTTTTCTTCTCTCATTTTTTTTAATCTTCCTGAGTTTTCATCGGGTAACTCATAAACAACTTTTGCTACAAAATATTTTTCATCCATATGTTTTAATTTTATTTACCCAAATAATCGGACAATCTTTTCATTAAATCAACTGACTTACCAAAACCTTTTTCTTCCTGATGAACTTTTCTTTCCTCCTCAAGGTTTTCTTCGTAATTATTTCTATCTTCAGGATTTGAAAAAAGGTATGCTCCTGGTGTGGATGGTGATGAAACTAAATCAAAACATATTAATTCAAAGTCATCCTGAACCTCATTTTGTTCACCAACTTTTTTTAATGAACCAACACCACGTGATGAAACTCCCATCGTGACACCTTGTCTCATTAGGTTTGCCGCAATATCACCTTTTGTGGATACTACACCGCTTTCGTGGAACCCTGGTGAAGTTAATAATTTGAGTTTACCCATAAGAATGTTGTTGTCCCACCACACATCAGTTATTATGTGTGAAACTCTGTCTAAATCGATTAGTGATGATTCTGGATGGTTTAATTCGGATGTTGATAATCCCTTTTTTATTGCTGTCTTATATCTGTCAGCTTCTCTCTTTAATATTCTCTCAGGATATACACGACCATTTCTATTTGGTACACCATATTTTTGTAAAACGGCATAAAACTCAAAAGGGTTTCTATAATCTATATCTTTTTGTTCTTTAATAAAATCTTCATTCAATCTATCCTTCGGATTTACGAACCCAGCATCCATTTCTATTAGAATGCCCTTACCCGTCTGATTAGGTCCCAAAATTTTCATATTTGTTTTATATTTCTCAATAAATATACTTCTTTAGATAGTTTGATACGTTTCTGAGTTTTTTGACGATGAAAAATTAAAATGTCTGTTGTTAATTATATTTTCCCTATAAATTTTTTTTATAATTTTTATTACGGAATCTCTAATTTCATTTGACTTAAAATCTAATAAACAGTTGGTATATAAGTTGATTTCCAAGTTCATAAAAGATTTTTTGTCTTTCCTAATCCCACTAGTTCTCAAGTCCAAGTCAACTATAAAATTTTCTTTAAACAATTCTCTATCTAATGATGAAAAAATTGAATGTTTTATGGAACGGTTTAAAGTATTAACAACATTACTCCAACTATCTTTGTTTTCCGATGGGTTTACCCAAGTTTGAATGTTTATGTAAATTGATTTAAGTTCTTTTGAATCAACAGTACCGTAAAATGTTTTAATTGAATCGTATTGATTAATGTTAATTGTTTTTCCCTTCTTCATAGGGTTTTTTTTGATACTATGTAGTTTATTTTAATCAAAAATAGTAAATCTTTTTACATATTCCAAATATATGTATGATATATGTTATTAGTAAAAGTTGATTCAAACATTGAAAAAGCCTTAAAGACCTTAAAGTCCAAGGTAATCAAAACAAAACAAAACCAAAGATTGGTTGAATTAAAAGAGTATGAAAAAAAATCAGTTAGGAAAAGGGAACAAATAAAAGTTGCAAAACACCAACAATATCTTAGGAATCAGTCTGAGAAATAGATTCTTCCAACTGTTTCAATCTAATGTAGTTGACCTGTTCGTAATTCTCATCCTTAATTTTTTGAATAGTTTCAACTAACTTTTGTTTCATATCATCTTCACTTTCTTTTTCTAAAAGATTTTCTAATTTAGAAACTGTTGACTCTTTAATTTCAAAAAATTCTTTTTCTAAATCTTCAGGTCGACTAGCTAAAATATGAAATACTTTCTTTTTAGTTGATTCATCTAAATTTTCCAAATAATTTTGAATAGTCTGATTTGCAATGTTTACCATCGACTTTAAAGGAATTTCGATTGATTCATTTACGGGAGTTGTATTCGATTTTAATATTTCCAATATTTTCTTTTTAGAACCAATTCTTTCTATCAAATTAATATTTTTAAAATAAACCAAATTGTCCAAATCCTGATAATTGTTTTCAACCTCTCTTCCTATTTTTGGTAAACTAACATTTTCAATCAAATGTCTAATTAATTCAATACCTTCATTGAGGTATAATTCGGCATCTTCGGATGACAAACCTTGTGGTTTGTACAAGTCATCGTACAAAGAGTACAATTTTGAAAAATTTTTATTTTCGAGAATATTGTGTCTAAATTCTCTGAGAGTTTTTTTGAAATGTGCAGAGTTATTGTAGGACTCTACTAAGTTTTTTTCAACAACAGATTTTATTTGTCCAAAGGTCATCTTAAGGGGATTTTTCAATAAATATTAGGAATTAAGTAACTTATCCAGTTCTTCTCCAATTTTTCCTAAACTTTGTTGTCCCATTCCTAAATCTAACCATTTTTTACTATACATATCCGACTCTAAAAGGATATTCATATCCCTATTTTTAGCTGATTCAGGTGTGATTTCACCTGGTGGCGGAGATGGTGGTTCAATACCTCCAAGTTCTCCAGTTGGTGGTACTTCACCGCCTAAATCTCCTCCCGCAAATGCTCCACCTAATTCAGGTGGTGCTCCAGCTTCATCTCCACTTGGTGGTGGTGTTCCTGCGGGTGCTTTATTTGTACCGTATAGTCTATCAATATTATCAAATATACCTGTCTTAACAATAACGGTTGGTGTCTGTTTGAGTTCTTCACCAACCGCTTTTTCCATTCTTTGTTGAAGTAAATCGACTCTGATTTCATCGTCTGACCATTGGAACAAATGTTTCTTAGCCCAAGTTGATGATGTTGCAGCAATACCTGTACCAGGGTCAGAAACCATATCTTTATATAATAACATTTTTTCTTTCCAAATGTCAATCTTAAGAAGGTCAGCCTGTGTGGAAGGGTTTGTAAGTCCTAAAGTAAAATTTGAAATTTCTTCGTCGAATCCCAATAAGAACAAATGAATAATTGCAATTTTATTCAACTCTTGAACCATAGATTTCTGAATTCTATTGATTGTTCTTGCAAAACGAATATCCATAAGAGCTAAACTCTTACCATCACCAACCACATCCTCAAATCCAAGGAATGCCTTAGGAATACGAAGAGCCGTAACAAGTTTCTTTTGTAGGTACTCGATATCGGCAATTTCTGAAAGGTTTTGTGCACCAGCCAAAGTGTCAATTGGGTTTGGCGCTGCAGGGTCTCTTACAGGAATAAAATAATCTTGGTCAACAGCCATTTGATTAAATCTCATATCAACCGAACCTGTTTTACTATCAACAATTTGTTCTCTTTTAAACTTGTTGGCGACACGTTGTACATAAGCCTCAACGTCATCGTCATTCATATTTCCTACGTAGACCTTAAACACTCTACGTTCTGGGGCTCTTGAAGTACGGTAAATTAACATCGCGTCCTCCGATAATAGAAGTTGTTTCCAAATTCTACGGGACTTTTCCAACATTGACGTACCATACGGCAATTTTCTATCGTCACCTAATAGTCTAAAGTGACCAATTTCCCAAGGTTGAAATTCCATATTTCTGGCTTTCCAATAAAATTTCAATCCTTTTTGTTCATCTTCTTTTTTGATTTCATAGTTAGAACCATTCATCAAACCTCTTTCGATTCTTTCAACTTCAACATTTGGTAATTGTTGACAACCAATAACCCCCCCTTCAGGGTCCAATCTCAAGTAGATAAAGTTGTCACCATACTTACAGGTGTTTCGTGTCCACATAGGTAAGTTGGTGTTAATATCTAAGTTGTTATTGAATAAATCGGCCAAAACAGATTTAATTCTTTTAGACTCAGAATAAATTTGAAGTACAAAACCATCCTCGTTAGGAGTGGTAGATTCTTCGGCATAGATATCAAGTGCTGCGGAAATCTCAGGGGTATATTCCATTGATTCATAATCGTAATATGATGCCAATCTGTTTGGTTCGTAATAAACCGCCTGAGTGTATAAATTACTTTCTACTTTAGCAAATTGACCAGCCAAATACGATGTTTGACGTGCCTGTAATTTCTCTTTTTCGTATTCAGCTTTATCAGTAGTTCTGAGGAGTTCTTTTTTGTCAAACTTATAAACAGGAAAATCCTGACTCATAAGTGCGTCAGGTCCCATAGCTCTACCTAATCGTTGCCATATAGTAATATTTTTATCACTCATTTTTTATAAATTTAAGTATCTTACTATTTTAATAAATACTACTTAGGACCAAACAACCATTTATATTGTTCATAATCATTTTTGGTTGGTGTATAGTTTTTGCTATTTTTGGTCATTGAACCAGGAGTTTGAGGTACTGAAGGATTAAAAAATTTAGATTGGTCTTTATTTTCAGAAACCATAGTAGTCCAAGAATCTAACATAGATTTTGTATGGTTTTCTACTTTACTCAGAGATGGGAATGCTGCTTCTGCTGCAAAACAAGCCATAGAAATTCCCATAATACAATCATCGTGGTGACCCCTTTGATGGTCTGGTCTTCCGTTTATATACACGAAAGTTCCCATTTCATTTAAAAGTCTTGAGGAACGTATTTGGAATTTGTGTCTTATTGCCTCCTCAAATGAAGCGATTATTTGAACCCTTTTTGCGTTGAAATTGATACCAGGTATTTTTTCTTTTAATTTGGGGTCATACTTCCATTTATTAGCAAAATCAACCCCTTCAATATAAAAGTTCTCATATCCAAGTTCTTGTAATTTTCGTGCGGTGGCAACACCCATACCTCCTGTTAAGTCAGTTATGCAAAGTGCGCTATACATATTTCCCCATTTGTAGGCAATTTCCGCCAATACATCAGGTGGTATTTTACCAACAAATTCTAAGACTTGCTCACGTGCATCAAAATCGATAATTTGAATACTTGAAAAATCTTCAGAGTCTCCTCTCGACACGTCGATACCCATAACATATCTGTGTCCATTTTCAGGTTCTTTCCAAATCCATAATTGATTTGCCATCAATTTTGCGTTTGGGTCTTTAATGTAATTTTGAGAAATGTCTTGTAAAGTATTTGAATCAAATACGTTGTCGCCTGAACCTAAGAAATTACACTCTAATTCTTGAGCAACTTTTCTTCTGTCGTATTTGAGTTTTTTAACCATCGCCTCAAACCAACTAGAGCAAGGTTTATAACCATCTGAAACGTAAATTTGTAGGCTTATCAAACTTCTGTTTTGAATATCAATATCTTGTAAACTTATAATATCTTCAGGACTGTATTGTTCTTTGTTGAGCAAATAATGTACAATATCTTTGGTTTTTACCATATACAAATCTTTAGTATATCGGGGGTCCCTATACCAATACATTTCGGTAATTTTAAAATCGTTCATTCCCCTTAATGCTTGGTCGTAAATTTCATAGTAAATCGGGTCATAACCATTAGGGGTTGAAATTACAATAACTTTACCGCCTGTAGAAAGTGACGCCATACAAGCCGCCCAAAAATCACTGTCAGCCTCGATAAACGCAGCCTCATCAAATATTAACACGGTTGGACTATAACCACGAAGTGCGTCTTTAGAAGTTGCCACAGCTTTAACTTCACAACCATTAGATAGTTTAAAATGACGTGCAGAATTCTTTTCACCTGAAAATCCAATACCAACCCAATTTGGCCACTGTTCAGTAAAAGCTCTGATTTTGTTGGCAAATTCTACAGATGTTTCTAATTTGTTTGCAATAATAAGAACTTTTTCAGGTTTTTCCTTTCTTGCAAATGCCACTTTTTTACTTGCCCAAGCAGCGGTCACTGTAGAAACACCTGCTTGACGGTATTTTAAAGCAATATTTTCATTAAAATTTTCATAATCCTCAATCAATAATACTTGGTCTTGAAATAACTCAAGTGGTACATATTTGGAGACAGTATTATCAAATGTTTGTAAATAAGTTCTCAAAGCGTATGGAGTACTATTCATACACTTTTTATACTCAATTAAAAGTTGTTCTCTTGTAAGACTCATTATTTGGAAGGACTGATACCTAGTCCTGCCAACAAGTCATCCAAACCATCTTCACCCGAGTCTTTTTTCTCTGGTTCAAAATTTTCGTATTCTGTTTTAAGTTGGTTCGCTTTTTTCATAATCTCACGGAACCTATCGGTTGCTTTAGAAACACGAGATTTATCCTCTGAAATTGCGTCTCCCGTAAGTTTTATCACCTCAGCGGCAGGAAGTTTATAAAGTTCCATTTGGAACCAATTTATTAAGCCTTTATTTTCATCTTCAAAAATCTCATCGGGCAGAGCAAATCGTAATCTTTCAACCACTGGTGGACCAATTCTCAAAGACCACGCCTCCATAGGTAAAGTGTCCGTTTGACCCATTACTTGTTGTCTTATGACAGGGTCTTCAGGTAATCCGTATCTACCTTTTGCCTCTTCCAAACCTTTCAAAATCTCGTGACACAAGATTGGAAATAACATACCCCAAGCGGAGATTGTTGTGTCAGGTCTTTCTTCGCCTTCTTCACCTTCACCTTCATCATTATCATTGTTGTTGTCTTGAAGTTCTACCTTACCACCAACACCTTGTCCTGTTTCAGACATATATTCTATCGAAGCCTCATCAGTGAAATAATTGAAGTCGTTTAACGCCATAATCAACAAGTAATTGTCATAGAGATTTGGGTTAATTCTGTTAAGTTCTCTTCTAACACTTGGTTTTTGAAAGACGTAGTGCCCTTTTTTAGCAGTCCCCTGAATAATTGCGTTAATGATATTTCTTTTGTGAATTTCAAGTTCAACTAATTCCTTACGAGTAAGTTCATCACCATCCATCAAAGCATTTGCTTTAATTTCTTCTTCAGTTTCATCTTCTAATTCTTCAGATTCGTTTCGGAAATTTTGTACATTGATTTGTTCCCCTAAGTGTAAATCAAAATCAAACCAATCTTCAGGAACTTCAGATTCTTCGAGACAAGCCCTCAGAGCCAAGTCTTTTAACTCTTCAAGGTGACCTTGCTCGATTTGCCAAGTTGGCATAATTTTACCATACGCCTCAGATTTAATCATCATTGCAAGATTTCTTGGGGTAACAAGTGTTTGATTAGAAGTGGCACTTCTCAACTTATCAACAACTTGTTTGAATCTATTTGTGATTAATCTTTGTACGTCTTGCTCACGACGGGCAAGTGCAGGATTTTGAGCATATGGACTTTCAGGATTAGAAATTTTTCTTTCTAAAGATGGGTCCATCCTTTCAGGATAATCCCCATAATCAATTTGTTCCTGAATTTTTTTATTTCTTGCCATTACTTAGTAAACTTTTAATTGCGTTCAATACATCTTCTTTAGCTCTTTCTAAATCCTGTGCTTTAGGTGCAGGATTTTCTCCTGGATTTGGATTTTTACCAGGGTGTGGTGGTCTTTGAGGTTTTGTATCAGGTTTTACACCTGGCTTAACTTTTGGTTTTGTTGGAGCCTCAGTTGGAGCTTCGAATATTGTTTTGATAAAATCTTTCTTTGTCATCTTAGGTGTTAAATTTCTTTCTACCAAAGATACAATTTCTTTTTCAATTAACAAATGGTAAGGGTTTTTTCCTTCTTTGACAGACTTCTTCACATCCTTAACACATCTTTCGTATTTGTTCATTTCAGATTTACTCCATTCACTTCTCTCCGTTGTTCCGAACTCTTTACCCATAGTAGAAGTACAAATCGCAAAAGGATTGTATTCCTTCTTTTTTTCTCCAAGTTCACCTTCTGTTGGCATTCCGTCCACTGCCCCTGAAGGGTCACCCATATCAGTTGACGCACCAACTTGGTGTGGTTGTTGAGTAGTTTCTCCACTGAAAACATTCATAGGGTCAACTTTGTCTTCACTCATTTCACCCTCCGCAGTTGTTGTTACAACGGTTTTACCGGCTTTGTTTGCAACAGAAACACCACCAACAGAAGTTTCACTTCCACTTGGAATTTCAATCTGTTTTACGGTTTTTGTTCTAACAACTGGTTGTGATTGTTCATCAAGCATAAATTTACCGTAAAGTAATTCGAGTTGGGATTCCGATAGTTTACCAACAGTATTTGCACTAAGACCCATTTCAATAAGTTTGAGTGCTTTGGAATTAGTTTTCATATACAACTTCTTTTTCAAATTCGAGAATTAAATCCATCTCATAAAGTTTATCTTTTACAGTTTTTTCATCTTCACCAAATGAGAATACCAATCTTTCATCTCTATCTCTCTCTGAGGGTTCCCAACCTAATGCCACAACACCATCCATAGAATCCACCAAAGAAAATAAATCAGAATTTTGAATTAAATCTAATTTGATTTCAGTATTTCTCAAAATACCAACTTTTTTTATAAATTCTAATTCAGGTGGGTGAGGATATCCTGCGGCTGGTTGATTGTCCCAAGACTCACCCCATACCTCCTTAGTATCAGAAAATATAAATTCATATAAATTATCTCCTTTATAGTCGGGACCAAGTCCGTTAATATAAATTAGATGACTCATAAAACTTGACCTTCTTGACTGATTTTAACCAATTTATTTTTGAATTCGAAAACCAAATTTTTCTTATTAGTTTTACCTACCAAATTGAAAAACTTATTTTCTTCTAAAAACTTTTTAGCTGACATCTCTTGTTCAATTGTTTCAGATAGGTTTTCGATTTTTTCATAATCTTTAGTAACCTTAACAACTTTTTCTCTGCTTCTTTCTTCAGTTAATTTTTTTGCATATTGAATTTCTGAATCTGAAACTTCAAAATAATTACTCAAAACCTTATCGATTTTTGATTCTTTCATTCCCATAGTAGGTTTGTATGATTCAGTTGGTTCTTCTGGTGACATAGGCATTTCCATATCTGATTCAACATCCATTTCATCATCCATACCCATTTCATCAGGACCCATATCAGCATCGGCCTCAACGTTTTCAAATTTATCCATAATGTCTTCCATATCCTCTTCAGTCAACTTTGTCAAGTCAGCTGCGGATAAAACCATATTGATTACATATTTGATATCCTCGGATGTCATACCCTCTTGGGATTCAAGAGCTCTCATTTTTTGAGTCAATTTACCAGTCAATTTCTGAATAGATTTAAATGTAACCATTTCTTCTTCATCACCCATTTCTGGTTCTTCGATGTCCATCTCAGCGTCCATTTCAATATCTCCCTCTGGCGCTACGTCATCAACAGGGGGCATATCACCCATTTCATCGTCAGCCATAGGTGCCGCTGGTAATTCAGGTTCAGGTACAGATGGTGGAGTCATTGGTGCAGGTGCTGGTTCATCCATCATTGGTTCCGTGACTGGTGCACTTTTTGATTTGATAACAAATTTTTTCTGTTCACCAAATAAAGATGTACCTTCTTCGTTACCATTTTGTACGTTAACTTCTTTAATAATCAAATTCAATCTCTTGAGTGCCTGTCCATATGAACTATAGTACTTTCTATTTTTCATTGGCTCAATATAGTCAGCAACACTTTCGTTGATACCTTTTTTGATTATGTATCCTTGTTTTTCTTTCACAATGTGGTACTGATACCCATCAACTAAATTGATTGAATAATCAGAATCACCCTCTTTCAAAGAATTTTGTGGATTGTTGTAGTTGGCAATCTCAAGGATTCTTTTAATTTTGTCGGTTCCTGTTAGTTTTTCACTACCGATAGGTTTAAGTTTTGACATAGTATTTGTTTGATTAATTTTTTTAATTGTTTAGGCCATTAAAACCACCAAGTGTAATTGCACTCAAGTCAACCACTGTTCCTTGTCTTTCACCATTAGGACCGAAAGGAACCCAATCAATAGGGTGAGGAGGTTCTGCAGGGAACGGTGGAGAATCCCAAGTACCGCCACTAAAACTACCTTCTTGACCAGGACCATATTCATATTGGTCATTTACATCAAACACTCCAAATGGTGTAGGTGTAGGTGTTGGTGTTGAGGTATTTGTAGGCGTTGGTGATTGGGTTTGTGTTGGTGTATTAGTTGGTGTTGAAGTTTTAGTTGCTGTGACACTTGGTGTTGGTGTATTAGTTGGTGTTGAAGTTCTAGTTGCTGTGACACTTGGTGTTGGTGTATTAGTAGCAGTTTTAGTTGGTGTCGGTGTATTAGTAGCAGTTTTAGTTGGTGTTACAGTATTTGTTGGTGTGGTAGTTGGTGTTTTGGTTGGTGTGGGGGTGTTAGTTGAGGTATTACTTGCAGTAATTGATGGTGTATTTGTTGGTGTTGATGTCTTAGTTGGTGTTAGGGTTGAAGTGTTTGTTGGAGTTACTGTAGGTGTGTTAGTTTGAGTACTCGTTACTGTTGGTGTTGGTGTCACAACTGCCTGACAAGTAACACAATCACCATAATCGACTGACATAGTCAAGACTTTGTCAATGCCTGTTGAAGGTTCCGCATTATCGATAATATCGTAACATCCAGGGGTTGTGCCACCTGTAAATGTTAAATAATAATTCCCGTTGACAGCTGGTAATGATGAACTATCAAAATCAACCAGTATTGCTGGACCTCCAACACACGGACCTATAAGATATGTAACTAATGCCATTTAATTTTTCTTAATAAATATACATTTAGAACAAATAATTTTCTAAATACTTAGGTCCCTAAATATTAATCGATATTTTTTACCTCGACTGAAAGTTCTTTATCAGATTGTTTGTTAACAACGTCGTATAACTTTTCAATGATTTTGGACCTTCTAAGAAATTTGAAAACTAAATTCTCATAAGAATATTCTCCCTCTTTTTCTAATCCCGACTTTCTATATTCTTTGAGCTTGTCTTTCAAAGTTTTTACTTTGGTCTCGTTTACGTCTAAACCTAATTCGTTGATGTTAACAATCAAATCCTCAATATAATTTTTCCAAGATGAAATTTTACTTTTCAATAAGTTTTTATCCAATTTGAAATTTTCTCTACTTGGTATATTAATCCACTTGTTGTCTTTGATTGAATATAATCCTGAAGCTGTGTGTTCTTCTGAACTATCTTGGGCATACAACTCAACTTCGTAACCAAAAATTCTGATATCGTGTTTTTGGTTAAATAATTGTTTTTTTAAACCAAAGAGTTCTTTGTATAATTCTTTTTGTTTTCCAAACTGACTGTAATCAATTATTACGTGTACGTCAAAATCCGAAAAGTCAGACCAGTTAAAATTTGCTAAAGAACCTGTAAGTGTAATATCTTCAATTTTTACGTCATCACCCAAGTCGTCTATAAATGCGTCTGCTATTTTCATAAGAGCTTGTCGAACCCTTTTTTTCATTATAGCATCATTTGGGTCTTCGGGATGTTCCCAAACTTTTGAATTTAAAGTTTCTCTTAATGAAAAACTATCAATAATCTTTGAAGATACATCCATAGTATATAAATACAGGATTATTCTACTTTCTTGTATTTGAATTTTTTTGCAATCTCCAAGTTGAAGAATTTACCTTGAGATTCAGCTAATCTAAACTTCGTATAGATAGTGTGGGGAACTTCTTCGTATTCATATTTTAAACCTGTTTTAAATTCACAAACCATTTTTTTGGTCGCGGTGTCGTATTCGGTTCTTATAATATTACTTGAATCAACTTCGTTGATAATTTTGGTTCCTTGGATTTCTTCTTTTTTAATTGCCATCTTTAAGGGGTATTGCTTTTTCTATGTGTTTAAGTCTTTTATCCATATAAAAATTTAAGTCCTTTGAACTTAAACTAAACAAATCTGCAACTTCCCTGACTAATTGTTCGTAATAATTTTGGAATCTTCCGTAATGTATCATCAACATTGTGGATGGGGCACTAATTGAACTAATCTCACTTTCTTTGTAACCCAAAGTTTGTAATTCATTTCTGATATTTGTGTAAGCATCTTCGACAGCCTTCATTGTACTTGAGTTTTCCAAAAATTTTTCGATAGTACTATCTTTCATATTTTATAAATACAAAGAACCCCCGAGGTTTTCTCGGGGGTTCGTATCAGGACTTAAGTTTATTAAGTTCGTTTCGTATTTCAATAGCTCTTTCGAAGTTCTGTTTTTCAATTGCCTCTTTCATTTCATTTTCCAAGTCTTCAATCTTTCCGCTGTTTTCCTCAAGTTTATTGATTCGGTCACGGATATAGATTGCCAGTTGGAAATCTTCTTTTTCAACTGCAACATCCAACTCCTTTTTAAGTTGTTTAATTGTGTTGCCAGAGTTTTTGGTTTTCTTAGGTGATACACCACCACCAAATCCTGCTCTGTAGTAAACAGTTGATTTATAAGTTCCGTCCTCAGAACTGATTGTTTTTTTAGTCCACTCACCGTCTTCGTCAACACCTGAGCTTACTTCATTAAGAAAGTTTTCGTTACCGAAAAGTTTACGGAGAATGTCTTCAAAGTCGTCCAAACCCCCAAATAAATTTTTTTTGTTCATCATAGGTAAATATATTTTTTTTGTTTAATTTTGTCAACTCAAACTCAATTGATATGCCAAATGTCGAATACTGACATTTTGTCAGTGAATAACTTTACAACCTGACAAAATAACAGTTTTATTGGTTTTGTATTAGATTTGATGTATATTTGTAAAAAAAATAATTATGAACGACTTATTAGATGACGACGACGACAAAATTATGAACCAAAAAAAGAGTACAGACTCCGCAACACCCGTATTGGACAATTTTTCACGGGACTTAATTAAAATGGCTGAAGAGGGTAAATTGGACCCAGTTATAGGACGGGACAAAGAAATTCTTCGAATTGCGCAAATCTTGTCTCGTAGGAAGAAGAACAACCCAATAATCTTAGGAGAACCTGGTTGTGGTAAGACCGCAATCGTAGAAGGATTGGCAAACCTCATTCAAAAAGGTGAATGTCCACAAAACTTATTGGATAAACGCTTAGTTACTTTGGACCTTACCTCAGTTGTTGCCGGTACAAAATACCGTGGACAATTCGAAGAACGATTAAAAGTCATTCTTGAAGAGTTGGCTGCTAACCCAAATATCATTGTGTTTATCGATGAGATTCACACGTTGATTGGAGCTGGTAACTCATCAGGTTCTTTAGATGGTTCCAACATCTTCAAACCTGCACTTGCTCGTGGAGAGATTCAATGTATTGGAGCAACAACTTTGGACGAGTACCGCAAATCATTTGAAAAAGACGGTGCATTAGAACGACGTTTTCAAAAGATTATGGTGGATGCATCAACAGTATCTGAGACAATCGAAATTCTTACCAATGTTAAGGACAAGTACGAATCATTTCACAAAGTAAGTTACAGTCCCGAAATTATTGAGTTGTGTGTTAAGTTGTCTGACAGATATATTACTGACCGTCAACTACCCGACAAAGCGTTTGATATCTTGGATGAAGTTGGTGCTCGGTCACAAACTGAACAAAAAATTCCTGAAGCTATCGAAGAACTAAAAAAGAAAGCGGCTGAAATCAAAGTACAAAAAATGGATGTTGTCAAACGTCAAAATTATGAACAGGCAGCAGAACTTAGAGATAAGGAACGTAAAATTCTTGTAAAACTTGACCAAGAAAAAAAGAAGTTTGAAGAAGAGTCAAAAAACAATCGTTATCCTATTACGGAAGAAAATGTTTACGATGTTGTTTCTTCAATCACAAAAATCCCTGTTTCAAAAATGTCAATCGATGACACAAATGCACTCATCAATATGGATAAGGTAATTAAATCTAAGGTTATTGGTCAGGATGATGCTGTTGAAAAAGTGGTCAAATCAATTCGTAGAAATCGAATTGGCATCAAAGACCCAAACCGTCCAATTGGTTCTTTTATTTTCTTGGGTTCTACAGGTGTTGGTAAAACACACTTGGCTAAACAAATTGCTAAAGAGTTGTTTGGTAGTGAAGAAGCACTTATTCGTGTGGATATGTCAGAGTATCAGGAGAAACATACCGTATCAAGATTGGTTGGAGCCCCTCCAGGATACGTTGGTTATGAAGAAGGTGGAATGTTGACCGAACAGGTTAAAAACAAACCTTACTCTGTTATCCTTTTTGATGAAGTTGAAAAGGCACACCGAGACATCTTCTCAGTACTTTTACAAATTCTTGATGACGGACACGCAACCGACTCCTTGGGTCGTAAGATTAATTTCAAGAACACCTTGATTATTATGACAACTAATTTAGGTGCAAGAAAACTTTCTGACTTTGGTTCTGGGATTGGTTTTTCATCGAACAAGTATTCAAATGAAGAAGCTAAGAAACAGGTCTTAATGAAAGAGTTGAAAAATTTCTTTTCACCTGAATTTCTTAACCGTATTGATGACACTATTGTTTTCCAAACTTTGTCTCAAGAAAACATCAATCACATTACAAAATTAGAGATTGACCGTTTGATGACTCGTTTGAGTGACCGTAAGTACAATGTAACTTACAATCCCAAACTTGTCGAGTTCATCTCAAAAGTTGGGTTCGATGAAGTCTACGGAGCACGCCCAATCAAAAGAGCGATTCAAGACAAGATTGAAGACTTTATTTCTGAGATGGTACTTACAGGTAAAATCAAGGAAGGTAAGAAAATCAATCTGACAGTAGAAGATGAGGAAGTGAAAATTGGTAAATAAGGAGATTAATAAAGAAAGTGAATGGTTGGACAATCCTTTAGAAAGATTAAATTTTAAAGAAGGAATTAAATGGATGCGTGATAAAATACAAGGAGGTAACAAATGAGAATATCATTATGTCATTATTGCAAAAAGAAATTAGGAGTATTGGTATTAAACGGCAACCCTTGTTGCCAGTTTTGCGGTGATAAAATACAAGGAGGTAACAATGAGCAAC